TTCGACACCTTCGTGCGACATTTGAGTCAAATGAAAACGTATCTGTTCCTGCTCCAATCAATACTCGCCGAACTGATGATGTTGGTTTAGGTGAATCAATTGAAGGTTTGCTTGCTGAACCAAAAGCAGAGCAGATTTTACTCAGAGATGCAGATGCAACTTACATGCGTGGTGAAAATAGACACCCTAAGTGGGTTTTACTAAGTTCAGGTAAGCGGTTAGATGTGCGCGTATTGTCTATTTCAGGAGGAACAGCCCGTGTTGGTGTAGGTCCTATCTATGAAGATGTGGCAGACGACATCGGTAATCGCTCAGTTGAGTATGATGATAAACATTACATGGATGTAGGAACAGTTCAGGTGAAAGATGTCGAAGAAGGAGACTACATTACCGTTGTATCTGATAGTATTACACATAACAAACGAAAAGGTCATGACCTCTATCGTCTAAACGGTGCCAAATATGAGAAAGATAGCGAGGCTGGAGCAACAGATAGCGTTGAAACTATGGGTATTATGTCGGGTAATCCAATCGATACGCCTCATCGCGTTCGTGTATCAAAAGGAAAAGTCATCGTTAATCTTACTGGGTTAGGAATGGATGTAATTTACAAGGCTGACGAAGTAGATGGAATGTGGATGGTGCATGACCCTGATGCTCCTCATACTTATGCGCAAAACTTAGCAGACTCTCAGAGACCGTATTGGGCAACATCTGCTGCTATTCTTCTGCGCTCAGAAAAAGAGCGCAAAAAAGATGAAGAGAAGCACGACGAGAAAGCGCATGTTGAAGTTGAGCCTCTTGCTAACCACAATAAGAAACCAAAGAAAGTCGATGAAGACCAGTTTTTCAAACGTGGTCTAATAACTGCATTGGAAATGATTGAGCACATGCTCAAAGAGAAAACTACCTTTACAGGTCCAAAAGGACTTGGTATTGACTATGCTACTCCGGGTAACTTCAACACAGGTGGCACAGAACTTATTGACCAGAGTGCTCTTCCTGACTATGACCCCGTTGTGCGCAGAAAACCTAGAGAAGACCCAAAGAAAAGAGGCCGCAAGAGTCTTACAATAAACTCAGAAAGAGGAGACAGAGCCGTTATTGAGAGCGATTCTGAGGGTGCTTCTATCAATCTGCGCAATAATCGGGATTGATATACCATGAAACAACCTCGGGAAGTCTGATGGCTCTGATGATGTCTGCTCCGGTGAATGACCCCATCCTTCTCAAAGGATTGGGTCAGGACCTTGTTGTAGCAGGATACGCCAGCGTCGAAATGGTCGACAAACAAGGCGACCTCATTACTCGTGATGCTCTAAGAGATGCTTTTGGTAAGTTCATGAAAGCAGATGGTTTCCGAAATGTCCAACTTGCTCATTCTAATATTCAAGTTGGAGAAGTAATTCCTACATATACTGATACGTCTGGACGAATGTGGAAGTCCGAAGTAGACGACACAGGAATGTTTGTTGTTATCAAGTTACGTGGCGATATAGAGAAGGCTCGTGAAGTCGCTGCTGAGATTCGCAAGGGCAATTTACGCTCTTTTTCTATAGGTGGACAGGCTTTTGAGCGTGTTAATAAAAATGATTCCTCTCGTGGTGATTACCGGGAGATTCGACGAATGGAACTGCATGAAGTTACCATTTGCGAAAAGGGCATCAATCCAGAAGCCCAATTCCGAATCCTAAAAGAGGATACAAGCAACAACAATGGTGATAATATGAGCGACCCGATGACTGAACTGAATAGCGTTCTTGAGCGTCTTTCCAAGCGATTGGAAGATGTCGAGAAGGCTGAGAACGAAAAAATGGCTTACGAAGATACAGAGAAAGGCAAGATGCCCGAAGGTCTCCGTGAGCACATGGAAGGCAAAAAGAAAGACTCCAAAGACGAGGATAAGAAAGATTCCGAAGATAAGGAAAAGGCTGAATCCGAAGACGAGGACGAAGACGACAAGAAAAAGGACGATGATAAAATGGCTAAGAACGAAATGGACGATGTAATTACAACTGACTACCTACAGTGGTTAGAATCTACTGTAAAGAGTGCAGGATACGACCCAAGTGCAGCACGAAGCCACTTTGATGAAGTGGAAAAGGGCTACGGACCGGGCGAAGATGGTGCATCCCACCGTGGACAGCCTCCTCTTGGTATTGTTGGTGAAGGAACCAGCGCAAAGAAACCTAACTTCGGTGCAGGTGGAAAAGGCAATCAGAATGTTATCAAAGGTTCAGACTTTGTTTCTCCTGAGTCTGTTTCTACTTCTGATATCGAGCAGGCATATGAAGTCTACAAGGCTGCTGCAAAAGAGCAACACTTCAAGACTGACCTCGGTAACTACTTCGAGACTCGTCTCCAGAAGGAAATGAGTGAAGAAGCAAACGAGGCTGCTCGCCAGAACTTTGATTCTCGCGAACCTCTTGCTGACCTACAGAAGGCTGTTCTTTCGCTCAGCGAGCGAATCGATAACCTAAGCAGTGGTAGTGGCGAAACATTCGCTAAGTCTGAGGCATCTGCTCAGACAATTCCTGTTCCCGACACGAGTGAATTGGCTCGCATGGAGTGGGACGATGTCCATCGCCTAGCGAACCGTGCTCTACGTGGGGGTGAGTGAATATGGCAAGAGATTACGTAAGAACAATTCAAGACATGGAAAGATACTACTACGGCGGTAACGCCTTGACTGGATATACCTACAGCAGTGGGGATATACTCAAGGCTGACTCTCCGTTGATGAGCACAACTGCTGGAACATACCAAGCAATCTACGGACGAAAGGTATGGTCTCAGTTGAACCAAGAGTTCAACGCATTCAGTATTATGCCTAAGAAGCCGTGGGAGCGCAGTGGATGGCGAATCATTACCGCCAAGCCTTCCTTTACGAAGGGTGGCGGTGTTGCTGAGAACGCAACTCTACCGGACACCACCAAACCGGACTTCCTACATGTGGCTGCAAAGCCTAAGACAGTGGCTCACACCTTCGACCTATCCGAAGTTGCTATGTTCCTATCGGACAAAGATGATGGATTGGGCGATGTGCGACAGGTCCTCAAAGAAGAAATGGGTAAACACCACGCTGACCACATCAATCAAATGCTATTGACTGATGTTGATACACCAGCAGGTAACGATTTCGAGTCTCTTGACCGTCTAACTTCTGACCCTGATAAGATGACCACTGGAACTAACCACGTTAGTGCAACAACCGACCACGATATCTACAGTATCACTCGTGACGGCTCAGTAGGTTTCCACAGTGCCGAAGTCGATGTTTCAGCAGACGCATCTGGCACAGACAGGAACTTGAGTCTAGACCACTTAGATACTCTCTTCCAGCAAATCTGGACTCGTGGTGGTAACACCAAGGTTATCCTAACTGGATATGATACACTAATGCGTGTTCAGCAACTTCTACAGAGCCAACAGCGATTCATGGAATCCAAGCGTGTTACACCAACCTACAACGGTGTAAAGGGTGTTCCCGGTATCGAGGCTGGTTTCCTAGTTGCAACCTACAACGGTGTGCCACTTATCCCAACCAAGGATATGCCAACTGATACTATCAGTCGTCTGTATTACCTTGATACGGATTACATGTGGTTCCAAACTGCTATCCCAACACAATACTTTGAGTCTGGTATCGAGACTGGTGACCCGTTCGCCATCAATCGTCTCGGTCAGGAAGGGCTTTACCGAACAATGGGTGAAGTCTGGGATTCATTCTTTGGCGCAAGCGGGAGTATTCGTGACCTCCAGTGAGGTCTGAGGGACAATAATAAGGAAGTGAAGAAAAATGGCAACAACTACACACAGAGGAATTACATACACAAGTAGCGGCAGTGCAACTATGCAGGTTCAATTGGACCTACCACTACAAGCAGGCGTAGACCAAGACGAAACAACTTGGCTAACATCCTATCCGGGGGCTTTGACCTCCTTTGCAGCCCGTCAGACTGACGGAGCAAACAGGATGCAACCTCGCCTCGTTTGTCTTGGAGTTGGTGCACTTGCAGAAGCAGAAACAATCACTCTTAGCGGAGATTGTAATGTTATCATTAGTGCACTTGCACATGGAACTGATGCTACTGCAAATCTTGGTGTAACATCTAGCGGACTTGTTCTCACGGCTGACTGTGAAGCAACCACTGA